GCAACCGGCTCATAACCGGTCGGTCCCTGGTTCGATCCCAGGTGGGCCCACCAATACTTTGAAATGCGAACCAGTAGCGCATTGAGTATTAAATGCTGGCAATTCATTCTTATAATTGAATACGATTTCAACCCTATCACTATAGATAGTAACGCTCTTAATAAATGTATCGAGAATACGAGAGCGGCCTGCTTTGGTGCTAGGGTTTTCTTTTGCCATTCTTTCGAGAAAATACTCGATATGATCCGCTGTAAATTTGATAGGGATAAGAGCGCTCTCATGGTTCGCTTTTTGCTCTAATAGGTTATTGCGTTCGCTCTCGAGGTTTTCTATTTCACCTTTTAGGCGTTCAGTAATAAAACCTTGCTTAATGGCAGTTATACAGTTATTTAATTCTGTATCAATGGCCTTAATTTTGCTATTTATGCCCTGTATGGCGACTTTTGCCTCTTGGGTAGTGTTATTATATCCACTCATCACTAAATCGACTATACGAGCGATATTTGAGGGCTGATTTAGAATTTCAAGCGTTCTATTAATGACTAAGTCCTCGAGCTCATCTCGGCGAATATTTGGCGCTGTGCAAGTGTGATACTTTCGCCGATTAGTGCATACATAATAATGGTGCTTTTCTTTATTGCGTGATGTAGCCGTAGAGCCCATATAGTGGCCGCCACATTCGCCACAAATGAGCTTGCCACATAAGTTATACATTTCAGAGCGTCGGCCTTTATTCTTAATTCGTGTAGGCATAACCTGCTGTACCTCATCGAATACCTTTCTCGAGATAATAGGCTGTATTGAGTCCTCGATACGAATATCGCCCCAGCTGTACACGCCTATATATTTTTCGTTTGAAAGTATGGTTTTTATCACACTAGGCGAAATCTTGCGGCCTCGCTTTGTTAGATAGCCTTTACTATGCAAAATATCGCTAATTTTAGCTATAGAGTGCTGTTTTAGGTATAAGTCATATATTAACCTTACCGCCTTGGCCTCGTGAGCATTCACGGCCAAATGGTGGCTTTCCGTTAAGTCATAACCGAGCGGAACAGCCGAGCCGTTCATTTTACCTTTTAATGCGTTTTCAGTCATACCACGCTTAACCTTTTGAGATAATTCTACAGAATAATACTCGGCCATACCCTCGAGCATACTCTCGAGAATAATGCCAGCAGGCTCGGCGGTGATATGTTCCTTTGCGCTTAACACTCTAACACCATTACGGCGTAATATACCCTTGTATTTGGCACTATCCTCACGGCTACGGCTGAACCTATCGAGCTGATACACGATCACATAATTAAATGATTGATGAGCACTATCTCGTATCATCTGTAGAAACTCTGGGCGGTTATCAGTACGAGCAGAGAGGGCTCTATCTGTATATATCTTAGTAATTAATATGCCCTCACGTTGAGCGTATTCTGTGCACTCTCTTATTTGGCCCTCTATGGACTCGTCTCTTTGTTTATCGCTTGAATATCTAGCGTATATTACGCCTGTTTGTAAGTCTTTTGTCATTGTGTAATGTTCCTCTTAATGATATAATTAATTTAGTAATAATAATAAAATGTATATCTTAAAATAACCGCCTAGGCCGCTATCTATGGCGGTTATTTTATTTTAGGTAGAAATAAAGCCCCTTGATAGGGGCTCTTTTTTTATTTCTTACCTTTGTTATATTTAGCTTGCGCCTCGGCCATTTTGCCACTTTGCACAGCAAAATTATAAGCATATATAGCTGTTTTATATTCGTTTGAGCCATCAACAATAGGCACTATAGGCGTAGGCTGTATACTGCCGCTCATTACATACTCGAAATTCCTAGAGAAATTTGTAACCCTATCCACTTGATATAGTACGGCTATAGGCTTTCCTGTTCCGTGTGGATCTAATACATAGTGAAAGTGGTTTAATTTCCATGTAATATATGGCTTTTCTGGGTTATCTATTTGAGTGTATAGCAATATTTCCACGCTGCCGCCATCATAATTCTTTACATCTAAATCGGCTCTCACGCTAACATTTACACCTTTTTCAGTAGTGTATGCTGGCACGAATGGCGCCGCTGGGTTTATGGCAACAGCAGAAAATGACATAGTAGATAATAAGCAAGCGGCAATAATTAACTTTTTCATATACAAAACTCCCCTTACTGTTCCCTTTTACTCTGTTTTGAGATAAGCCTCAATTAACGCTTTTATCGTAGCACGTTCCTCGTCATTGATTATATGCTTTCCATAAGATAATATATTATCCTTTTCAAGTACCGCTTTGAGATTAACTCCCTCGGCGCTCTCTATGCTTAACAGCGTAGGGGGCGCTTTTTTAATTTCTGGCAGCGGTAGATTATGGATCACATCTTTTTGTAATGCATAGGCGACATATAAATCGTCTATAGAGTCATCGTCATAGTGTGATAAATCAATGTCTACACCACGGCTTTTTATAAAATCTATTTTTTGCTGCCGTGCAGAGTCGAAATCGTCAACCTCGCCAGTTAAATAGTAAATAGAAACGCCAAAATAATCAGCTAATTTTTGCAATTTATCAATTTTGGGGTTAGAGCGGCCTTTTCGCCAGTCGGCGAGAGAGGCTTGCGATATGCCTGTATCTTTTGAAACCCTATAGGCCGATAAGCCTCGCTTTTCCATTAGTTGAAATATACGTTCATTAGCCATATTACCACCTGTTTATAAAAAGTTAAAAATAAAATTGCCTTTATTTATTATTGTTAACTTTGGTTAATTGCATTGCTAGTATTTACATAGTACTATGTAATCACAGGGCAACGCAAATACATAGCATATGTAAAAGCGTTGTAATACTAAATAAATGCTTAGTAAATTAATTGTAGCAAAAAGCGAGGTGATAATCAATGAATTTAGAGAAAGTAAAGCAGCTTATGGAAAAACGAAATATGACGGCTTACGCAATATCAAAGCGAACTGGCATTTCACAGGCAGCCATTGGCCAATGGCTAAATGGTAAAAACGGCGCAAGTGTAACAAGCTTACAAAAATTAGCCGACTGCTTTGGCGTTCCTATCAATGAATTACTCGAAGATGAGTAAATCACAAAAATGTGAAAAACCAAAATTATCGAACACGGACGAAAAAGTCCTAGTTGATCATCGGACAGAAAAGTCTATAACTGACGGAGTACAAAAAAGTCCACCGTAACAACAAAAAGGAGTGTGAACAAATGAACGAATTACAAGTCTTTAACAATGCAATGTTTGGGAATGTGCGGATTATCTTACAAGATAATGAGCCGTGGTTTGTAGCAAAAGATGTATGCGACTGTTTAGAACACACTAATACAACTATGGCATTGCAAAGACTAGATGATGATGAACGAGCTAAGTTGAATTTAGGGCGTCAAGGTGAAACAAACGTTATCAACGAATATGGCTTATACAGCCTTGTACTTTCAAGCCGTAAGCCAGAGGCGAAAGAATTTAAGCGCTGGATAACGCACGAGGTACTGCCGAGCTTACGAAAATACGGAACGTATAGCATGAATATCCCTAGAACATTGCCAGATGCCTTAAAAGCATATGCTAACGAAATCGAGGCACATAACCAAACAAAAGCGTTGCTAGAGGAACAGAAACCGAAAGTATTATTCGCCGACGCAGTAAGCACTAGCGAGAGCGACATTTTAGTAGGCGACCTCGCCAAATTGCTAAACCAGAACGGCTACGCAGTAGGGCAAAATAGACTGTTTGAGCAGCTACGAAATGAGGGCTTTTTAATCTCACGAAAAGGCAACTCTTACAATATGCCAACTCAGCGAGCTATGGAGTTAGGGCTTTTCAGAATTAAAGAAACAGCTATAACCCATTCAGACGGCAGAGTAAGCCTCAATAAGACGCCTAAAGTAACAGGCAAAGGGCAACAGTATTTTATTAATCGCTTTATAGGTAAATGATATGCAGCTACTTATAGACGAAATATATAACTTTTACAATAACCCTCAAAATTTAGCAGCTTTTGAGGAATGGGAAAAAGAAAGGAATAAAAGAAATGATGATACATCAATTAAGAGCGAGAGAAAGACGAGCTAAACGCAGAGCATTAAGAGAGGATCAACCGAAAGACTGGCAATTATTGCTATTCACGGCTGGCATGCTTTGGTTTTTCTTTGAGGTTGGTTATTGGTGGTGCACTGGTGAGGTGCTCAAATGGTAATCGAGGTACTAGCAGCATTATGTATGAGTACATCAATGATATTCACTATTTACTGCCTCGGCCTAATGATCTGGCTTATGGCATAAAAAAAGAACAGTCAACTAAAAGCTGACTGTTCAAAGTTCCAATCAATTAAGAAAAGGAACATCACACAACAATATTATAACGTATTTAGCTATGAAAAGAAAGGAAACATCACACAATGTACAAAAAAATCTTTGACAGCAAGAACGCCACTCGAGAGGAATGGCTGAAAATCAGAAAATTAGGGCTTGGCGGCTCTGACATGAGCGCCGTGCTCGGCGTCAATCAATGGCGCAGCCCTCTCGATGTGTGGCTCGATAAAACCAGCGACACAGTAGCAGAGCAGGAGAGTGAGCCCATGTACTGGGGCACTATCCTCGAGGACATTGTAGCGCAGGAATTTTCGAAACGTACTGGGTATAAGGTTAGAAACAATAACTTTACCCTGCAAAGTGAAAAATGGCCGTACTTGCTCGCTAACATCGACAGGGAAATCGTCGGCTTAGACGCTGGCCTTGAATGTAAGACAGCGAACGCATTCAAGGCTGAGGAGTGGCAAGGCGATAATGTTCCGGATGCCTACTACATCCAGTGCCAGCATTATATGGCTGTTACTGGTAAGGCGAGCTGGTGGATAGCTTGCTTGGTAGGTGGAAATACATTCTACTACAAAGAAATCAAGCGGAATGAGGAAATTATACAAGCAATTATTGATACTGGCCGAGAGTTTTGGCACTTGGTAGAAACCAAGACCATGCCAGCGCCAGACGATAGCAAGGCTTGCGGTGAGGCACTTAAAAAGCTATATAAACACAGTAATGGCAAGGCGATAGAGCTATCAGCTCAATATAACAATGTCATTGTTGATTATCTCGAGTTGAAAGAGCAGCTTTCAGAGCTGGAAAGCAAAAAGCGAGGTATTGAAAACCTCTTGAAAGACGCTCTAGGCGATAACGAAAAAGGCTTATGTGGTGAGCATTATGTGAGCTATAAATCAAGCAAGCCTCGAGAGACTTTTGATAGTAAGAGATTTAAGAGCGATCACCCAGAAATGTATACAAATTACATTAAACAAGGTGAGCCTAGCCGCCGCTTTGAGGTGAAATGATGAAAACACATGATTTAAGAAAACTGCTCGAGTCTATTCCTTATGATTTCGAGGTAAAAGTTATAGGGAATTGCGGCGTTAAAGAGGCAGTCATTGTAATAGTTGATTTTGAAAGAAAAGTATTAACTATAGGGGTGGAATAATGGCAACTACAACAGGTATTGAACTTAAAAAGAATAACATCGTAGCTCAAAAAGAGGCTAAAACATTAAAAGGCATGCTCGAAATGCCTGCTTATAAAAACAAGTTTAACGAAATGCTCGGCAAAAAAGCCGCTGGGTTCATGTCAAGCATTATCGCAGTAACTAACAACAATAAATACTTGGCAAAAGCTAACCCTGCCACAGTAATCGGTGCAGCAGCGCAGGCGGCAATGTTAGACCTGCCAATAAATCAGAGTTTAGGTTTTGCCTATATCGTACCTTATGGCAACGAGGCTCAGTTCCAACTCGGATATAAGGGTTATATCCAGTTGGCTCAACGCAGCGGCCAATATGTAGATATTGGGGCTAAAACAGTATATGAGGGCGAGCTTGAATATGAAAATAGGTTATTGGATAAGTTTAAATTCGGCGAGCGCACAGGCGATAAAGTAATTGGTTATCTCGCTTATTTCCGCTTAACTAATGGCTTTGAAAAAATGCTATTCATGGAACTTAATGAAATGATCGCACACGCCAAGAAATACAGTAAAAACTATAAAGGCGGCACTGATAAATGGGGTTTAACCGATTTTAACACAATGGCAGAAAAGACTGTGTTAAAACGCTTGTTATCTAAATACGGCCCTTTGAGTATTGAAAGTATTCAAATGAGCCAAGCATTAAGTAATGACGGCAGCGTAATCAGCATGAATAAAGACGGTGAGTTTGACGTCGATTTTGACGGCGAAACTATCGACGCAGAATATGAGGAACCTGCAGCAGAGGAACACGGCGGCGACACTTACAACGTAGCTGGTGAAATTATCGACGCTAATACAGGCGAGGTAGTCGGCCATGAATAACGATAAAATGCTCGCTCAGTTTGGCGCTGATTGGGTGAAAGTAAGAGATCATATCGCAGCATTAAAGCTGGCCGATATTCCTTATACGCCTACTTTCATGGTACGAGCTGAAAAGGTAACAGGCGTACAGGCTAACACAGTAAAAAGCATTTTAGACTATGGCTTACAAATTGGCTTGTACAGACATACAGGCGATAGAAACGTGATTACATTCGCACCAACGAAATAGAAAGGGGGATATATGGCAGAGCCTAAACGATATTTTTGGTTAAAGCTGCATAAAGATTTCTTCCAACGTAAAGAAATTAAGCGATTGAGAAAAATCGCAGGCGGCGACACTTACACAATTATTTATTTAAAAATGCTCTTACGCTCAATTATGAGTGAGGGAAAACTCTACTTTGACGGCCTAGAAGAAAATTTTTGCTCTGAGCTGGCTCTTGATCTCGATGAAAGCGAGGAAAATGTACAAATTACTGTTACTTATCTCTTAAATAGTGGCTTGCTCGAAATGCGTTCCGAAGATGAATATTACTTGCCAGACACGAAAAATAGTACAGGGTGCGAAACCGCAGTCGCTGCAAGGGTTCGCAGGCACCGAGATAAGAAAAAAGCGTTACAATGTAACACCGATGTAACGCAAGTGAAACATTTTTGTAACGGAGAGAAAGAGATAGAGAAAGAGTTATATAAAGAGATAGAACACAGAGAAAGAGATAGAGATATAACTATATCTACAACTAGAGAAAAAGAGAAAGAGGAAGAAACTCACTCTCTTTTCTTGAATATAGATATCTATGATCTCTGGGCCAAATACTATGGGCCTTTCTCACCTTACATAAAAACCGCTCTTGATGACCTAGTGAGCGAATATGGCTTGCTAGAAACAAGCGAGGCTGTGAACATCGCTCATGAGCGTGGTAAATCGAGCATTAAATATGTAGAGGGGATATTGAAAAATCAAAGGTTAGAAAATGAAACAAATAGACGTAACGGCAGCAATCGAAAAGATGAGGCAGTCGATTGGCAAGCAGAACATGACAGGGTGCACGGCAAAAGCTGATTATGAATTTATTAAGCCTATCTATGATAAGCCTGTCATTATTCAAAAAGATAAAAGTAAGACTTATAGCGTGGCTGGAATTCCTAAACGCTACTATGGCATGAGTTTTGAATATTTAAAGCAACACGGCACTTTCCCAAAGGAAAACGCCGAGGCTTATCGCATAGTGAATGAATACAGGCAGCACCTAGAGCAGAATTTGAGCACAGGAAAGGGCCTCATATTGAGGGGCCCAGCTGGCACAGGGAAAACATCTCTCGGCGTGTGCTTATTAAAAGAGGCTCTAGCGATTGGCAAGGGGTGCCTAATGATCTCTATGCCAAACCTTTTGGATAACATGCTTACGTTATCCAAAGGCGATAGTGTGGCGTTTATGAGCTACGAGCAAAAGCTGCGGAACATACCGCTCTTATTGCTAGATGATTTTGGGGCAGAATACTCAAAATCTGAATGGGTAGCCGCAAAGGTAGAGAGCATAATCATAGACCGCTATAACAGAATGCGGTCGATTATCCTCACAACTAACTATAGCGAGGGCTGGACTAAAGACCATTACAGCCAGCGTATATATGACAGGTTGAGAGGTGAATATCAAGAGGCCATTTTCATGGGTGCCTCTCACAGATAACAAAAATTCATTTAAACGCCCTATAAGGCGAGTTTAAAATTCTCACGATAGAATTATCGAGCGAATAGCGAGAGGGGGCAAAATAACGAAATTTAATACATAGAATTAGAAAATAAATTAAAAGATATAGAGGTGAAATCGTGGAACTTGTAATTGTGGGCCAACCAAGAACGAAAAAGAACAGCAGCAGGATAGCACTTATAAACAATAGGCATGTATTATTACCGTCAAAAGCATATAAAGCGTATGAGCGAGTTGCTCTCATACAGCTGGCTCGAGTGCAGGCTGTTCATGGGCCAATATCGGTTATGTGCCGCTATTATTTACAAAACCGAGCGCATTGGCCAGATTTGGTCGGCCTATTGCAGGCCACCTCAGACATATTACAAGAGGCCAAAGTGATTGATGATGACAAATACATCGTCAATTATGACGGCTCTATGATCGCTGGGCTCGATAAAAATAACCCAAGAGTCGAGATTATAATACATCAAATCACCGAGAACAGCGTATTATGCGAGGAATATGTAAAAGCTAAAGCTCGAAAGTGCGACACCACAAAACGAGCAAAAAGCCCAAGAGGTGCCACGGCAGGGGCTAAGGCTAAACCTAAAGCCCCTACCTCAATATCATACAAGGAATACAGAAAACTCATTAAGAAAGGACATCACACACCATGAATGAGAAAGAATACAGATTGCAGCTAATAGGTACTATCGGACTTGATATTTGGCTTAATGCAAAAAGCGAGGCTCACGCCGAGGAGCTGAAAGAGCAAGTTTTAAAAACGATTAACGATCAAATCACGATTGACTGCGGCAAGGTAGACGGCGCTCTTGATGTATACGTTGACTGTATCGACCTTGAAATCGAAAAATTAGTAATTCAAGACTAGCGAGGTGCTTATAAATAGAAACATCAAAGCCACATATGACGGCAAGCACTTTGCACTCACAGCAGAGGAATGTAACACAGTAGAGCTATTAACTTTTGCATGCGATGTGGCAGAGCAAGCCCTACATATTGTGGCTGGTAACGATACAGAGCTATTCAATGAGGCGAAAGAGGCTATCATTGAGGAGATTCAAGGAATTAACGAGGTACATCATGAGCGAATATTGCAATAACGGACTAACTAAACGCTTTAACGATAAAATACCACAATTTTTGGCACACCTCGACATATGGAATGAGGAGCCTATGAATGATTGCGCAGCAACGCCTAGAGCGTATAAACGAGCATTAAGCCAGCAGAAAGTACAGGCGGTATGCGTGATATGTGGCAAGGTATACGAGAAAGGCCGTTACGAATACAATCGCAAAACCTGCGGCCGAGTATGCGGCGGTAAACTTGCAAGAATACACCATAATGAGAAATTAGACAGGAGACGAGCAGAAAATGCTAAATATAAAAATCAAAAAGCTAAGTAAAAACGTAGAACTACCGAAACAGAGTACTACAGGCGCTGCTGGCATTGATTTTTACCTACCGCAGCCAGTGCTATTTGAGCCGAAACGCTCTAAAAAAGTACCGCTCGGCGTGGCTGTGGAAATTCCAGAGGGTTATGTAATGCTGCTCATTCCACGTAGTAGCACATGGAAAACACCGCTACGCATGCCAAATAGTATAGGCGTGATTGATAGCGACTACAGAGGTGAGGTGTGTGCGTTACTACAAAATACAAGTAATGTTACATGGGAAGCGCTAGCATGCGAGCGCTTAGTGCAAGGCGTAATTGTGCCTGTGCCTAGTGTTCAAATTCAAGAGGTAGAGGAACTAAGCGAAACCAGCCGAGGGGTTGGCGGTTTTGGGAGTACTGGTAAATGAAAGGGGTTAAACAATGGAAGAAAACAAAGATTTTCAAGCACATAATGGGCTAGTGAGCAATACGCCACGTATGGGCGGCGAACAATGGACATTCAAATTTGATAACGGATATGGCGCCTCTGTAATTACTGGCGGTATTGCTTATTGTAATGAGGCGCAGCCTTATGAGTTGGCTGTATTAAGACATGGCGAGCTTTGTTATGATACACCGATCACTGATGATGTAATTGGCTACTTAACAAGTGATGAGGTATACGAATTATTGGATAGAATTGAGCAATTATAGGGAGTGTGTATTATGTCAAAATCACCATGTAAGAATTGCACAGAGCGTTATGTAGGCTGTCATAGTACATGCAAGCCGTACACAGAATACACTCAAATATTAGTGGCCTATCGTGAGGCTAAAGAGCATAAAGGTGATGTGATTGGATATGTTAAAGATAGCAATAACCGCATTCGCCGCAGAACTAATAGGCCTGTTCGTGTATGGCAGTAGAGGGAAATCTATGAAATTGGTATACGCTGGCAACTGGTTCGCTCTTGGTGCTTGTATATATGGCCGCAAAAGCCCAGATGAGGCGTTAAGAGTATTAGGCTTACAAATTAAGCCTAGAAAGAAAAACCGCTATAACGTAGATATTGAAATTTTAATAAATATGAGGCGTGAGGGCTTAACAATAAGACAAATCGCAGCGGCTTGCGATATGTCATTTACAGTAGTTAGAAAACGCCTTTTAAATGCAGGCATTGAATTAACAAGGAGAAAACACAATGAATAAAACAATTTTAACAGCAGCAATTTTCGCAACAATCGCAGGCAACGCATTCGCAGCAGGTAGTATCGCAGTAGGCCAAGTAGAGCCAAACACGTTGGCTCCTGTGGCTAATGGCTATAATTCCATTGTAGCTGGTGCTAATTCCAGCGCTAATGGTTCCAATGTGGTGGTATTCGGCAGAGATAATACTGTGAGCGCAGATGATACTACTGTCATCGGTGGCGGTAATGGTACTGTAGCAGCTGGAGAGACTACAGTTATCGGATATAACAATTATGTAGGTGCTCATAAAGAGCAAGTTATGATCGGTGCTAATTCTGTAGTAGATAATCAAGGCGCCATTGCTATTGGTACGCATACCATGACGAGAGGTATGGACGCAGTAACAATCGGCAATAATGCAAGCGCCCCTATTCAAAATAGCGTAGCTATTGGCACAAACAGCCAAACATATGAGCCTGTAGGCTTTGGACAAATGGAGATAAACGGCGTTACTCACGTTTTCGCAGGTGAGGCGCCTAACTCATCTGTATCTTTTGGCAGCAAAAAAAGCGAAACATACAGCCATTTAGATAACTACTCTCGCCAGTTGCAAAATGTGGCGGCTGGCAGAATTGAGGCCGACAGCCTCGACGCTGTAAATGGCAGCCAATTATTCGCTGCTATTGATGAGATTAACAGCAACGGCCTAGCCATTAACAAAAACGCTCAAAATATCGTAGGCAATACAAAAGCTATTGCTAATAATTCCAAAAATATTGCAGGCAATACCGCAGTGATCACTAAGAATAGTAACGCTATTACTAACTTGGGCGCAGTAGTCAATAATCAAGGCAAAACACTAGCGAACCATGAGGGCCGTATCGTAACGCTTGAAAGTGATAACAAAGCACTCAAAAACGATGTACAAAATACTCAAAATCAAGTGAACACCAATACCAAAGATATTGCAGATTTAAAAGGCAATAATGCAGCGCTCGAGCAAAACTTTAACAATAAAATTTCCAATGTTATGGACGAGGTAGCGAAAACAGGTGCAGCTAATGCAGCACTCAGCGCTTTGCACTATGTAGGTTATAACGCAGATGATAAATTGAGCTTTGCGGCAGGTTATGGACATTACAAAAACGCTAATGCAGCGGCTTTGGGCGCATTCTATGCACCTAATGAGCATGTATTATTTAGTGTAGCAGGCACATTCGGCGCCGCTAAAATGGTAAATGCTGGCGTATCTTTCCGACTAGGTAAAGGCAGCGAGTACGAAACTAACCATAAAGGCAAAATTAAAGAGCTTGAAACTCTAGTAAATCAATTAGTCAAAGAGGTTGAGGAATTGAAAGCAGGTAAATAATATGAAAGCACTTTTAAAATCTGTATTTGTAGTATCTATTTTTATTATGAAAATCGAGAGCCTTGCGCTCTCGATTGCCTTAGTGTTTTGGTTAGTTGGACTATTCGGCGTAACTGGCAGCGATGTATTGAGAGTGCTTGCGATATTCCTCGGTACGTTTACAGTATCGCTTGTATCGTTTGTGATCGCAGATATGAAAAAGTGAGGCGTAAGCATGATTGGATATAAAAACGTATTAGAACTACAACAGCTACAAATGGCTCTAACTATTGTTATCGGCAACGATATAATAGTTCCTCAAATAGAGCAAAGAGAGACTGTTTTAGCCGCTACTGTGATATATGCGTACATCTGGCGTTATAAAAATGCTGGTGTAAAAGTAGATTTAGGCAGCCTATGCGACGCTGAAATTTTAAAAAGTAACGCACTAGAGGCATATATCGAGGATACAAGGGCGTATGTTAAAAGCGAGCTGTGCAAAATGCTCGAAAAAGAGGATAACAAATGATAAACACAGAGGAGCTTTTCAAACACGGCTTTGATGAGTTCGAGGTGCAGTTTTACCCAAAGGGAACATATCTCACGTTGAAATGCAGAGATTATATGACGAATAGCGATTTACAAGTCGCACTTATGCATGCTCGAAAGATTGCAAAGAATAAAAGCTATAGAACATTTATAAAAATCAAAGATAGCATAGGGTATAAGGTGCTAGAGGTTCAAGATATTATCGAGATCACAATAAATGAAACTCGCATACACCATACCGAAAACAGCTATATTAGAGGGCAAGTATTAAAGATATTATCGAAATGAGGGGATAACATGAACGATAAAGAGGGCCGTAAATGGCTATTGCAAAAACTATATGACAATGGCATTAAATACATAGCATACTCGCCGTTTTATGGTGGATATGTGGGCGTAAAAGAAACGCCTATAATTAGCGGTAAAGGCGAGGTGGTTAACGATACAAAAACAGTTATCACTTTACATGGGCTTTTACCAGATTTTAATGAGCCGAATTATCTCGATATTGGTAAGTATCTCGGTGTTTTTGATTGGGGTAAAGTGGCTGTAGATACGCCTATCATAGTAAACGAATTGCCCTCGGTTGAATTGCGTAGATACTTTAAAGAGTATAAGGACGGCAAGGTGTATTATTTCAGCGGTGGCCGTACAAGTTGGAGTAGTATGTCAAGTGAATACATAACCCCAGATAAAGTAAGGTTAGCAGGTGGCAATGATGAAAACTAATACTTATATCGTTACTCTCGAGAGCGGCCACTATGTATGGACTCGAGAGAACGAAATACACAGCTATAAAGCAGCGATAGCGGCAGGCATAAAAGAGGCTCAGCGATGTGGCAAGGATATTTTTTATCTAGTGCCGTGCTCTCAATGGTGGCCTTTTACTGGCGGAATTGCTAGGGAAATAGTCGAAGATTTAGAGATAGATTTTAGAAACGATATAAACGATTACGACACGCTTAAAAACGTACCAGAGAGCGAAATTAAAGAGCTAGAGCTAGGAATTAACAAACTCTTTAGACAATGGCTTATAAGAAATAATCGCATACCAAACGGCGTATATTTTGACGATGAAATTATTTACAAGGTTGTAAATGGAAAGGCGGTAAAACTTGGAAAATCAATATAACAATGATCACGAGAAACGCCTCAACTACATAACATGGGTTATATTCATAAGCTCTATCGTGTTTAGTATTTTAATTACATTAGGCATGCTTTTACTGTTAGCTGCTGGCGTGCGGTATATTTGGGGGTGATTGAATGGAATGTAAGGGGCGTACTTTTACCGAGTCAGAGGTAGAGGCTATTGTTAAAATTGCAGCAGAAACAGCAGCACAAACAGCCTTAACCGAATTTAATCGACGTAACGAGGATATGCTCGCAAAGAAAAACGAAAGAGCCTATAAGAATACTACAACGCTGCTAGAGGGCTATACGGCTATGAAAGCACATTGTAAGAGTGCTATTGCAAAGGCAGAGGACACCTTAACACCTAGCGACTTACAAACAGTATTGTATGAGGTGTTTAATCGCAGAGGGCTATTACAGATTGAAACTATTCTAGCGAGTAAACGGCGTACAGAGCTAATCATCGAGCACATTGATAAAATGCTCGATGTATACCGAACTAACTGTATCAACAATGATAAACACTATTGTGAGTGCGTGATAGATAGATACATCAATGACTTAACAATCGCAGAAATCGCAGAAAAATATAATACAGTAGAGCGAAATGTCTATAGGTGGCTTGATAAAGGAATAGACGATTTAAGTATCTATTTATTTGGGGCTTATGCGTTATAAAATGTCAAAAAACTGTCATATTCAGTACTATTAGAGTGTGGTATTATGATAGTGGTAAAAGGTGCTTGAACTATTAAGTTTACATTTCATCTTATACTCCTTTCTTATAGACATACTGACAACGCAAGAACACCTCGGCAGAGATTAGGGTACTCTGTTCGAGGTGTTTTTGTATTTACGCATAAAAAAGAGGTGAGATCGTGGCGACTAAGGCGCAACCAAAAAGAAAAAGTAATGCAGGCCGCAAAGGCCTATATAAAGAATGGCTAGAGGCTGACAATCTTATTCTATTAGAGGGTTGGGCTAGAGACGGCCTCACAGATGAGCAAATAGCGCATAATATCGGCATTACTACTACAACCTTGTATGACTGGAAAAAGAAATACCCTCAATTTACTGAGGCCATAAAAAGCGGTAAAGAGGTAGTCGATAGAATTGTAGAGAATGCGCTGCTTAAAAGTGCTATGGGTTATAAGTTTGATGAGGTAGTAAAAGAGCGTATCTACAACCCAGAAACAGGCGAAAGCGAAATAGTAGAGGTTAAGCGCACTACTAAAGATGTGGCGCCGAACTCTACATCATTAATATTCTGGCTTAAAAATAGGCAGCCTGCTAAGTGGCGAGATACTAAGAATATAGACGCAGCCGTAGAGGTTAGAAACCCATTCGAGGGAATAGATACGGCTGATATTAAAAAGCTCATTGATGAGGAATAAGCTCAATCTGTATACGGCTATGAAAAGGGGGTGAGAGTGTGCAGGTTCGAGATAATAAAGAGAAAATCATTCAACTGGCCAAAAGAGAACTCGCTCGGCGTGAGTTCTTTTATTATTGCCAGTTAAAAATGGGCGGCTTTTACAAAAAGAACCGAAAGTATTTGGTTGAGTTATGTAACGAGCTAGAGAGCTTTATCAAAGATGATAAGTATAACGTGCTCATTGTGAACCTGCCCCCATAGCCTCGGCATGGTAAGAGTTTAACGGCGCAGCATTTTGCTCAATGGGTATTTGGTAATAACCCAGCGGCCAAAGTAATGACAGGCTCATACAACGAAACATTATCGAAAATGTTCAGTAAATCGGTAAGAAATGCCATTCAAGAGAATAAGGCCGATGAGGATATAACTGTATTTAGCGATGTATTCCCTACTGTTAGCGTTGCTGTAGGCGACGCACAGGCTCATTTATGGAGCTTAGAGGGCTATACTAATTCATACCTTGCAACCTCGCCAACTGGTACAGCTACAGGCTTTGGCTGTTCGCTCATGATCATTGACGATATTATTAAGAACAGCGAAGAGGCCTATAATGCCAGCGTGAAAGAAAAGCATTGGGAATGGTTTACTAATACCATGCTTTCACGGCTCGAAGAGGGCGGCAAGATTATTATTATCATGACTCGCTGGGCTAGCGATGATTTAGCAGGGCGAGCTATTGAGCATTTCAAAGATGATACGTTATTCAAGGCGAAAGTAATAACCATGAAAGCCTTGCAAGATGACGGCTCTATGCTTTGCGAAGAGGTGCTATCTAAAGCCTCTTATCTGTCTAAGGTTCGAGCTATGGGCGAGGATATTGCCAGCGCCAACTATCAACAAATACCGATAGATTTAAAAGGCTGCCTATACAGTCAAATACTTACATATGACACGTTGCCGAAAGACGATAAAGGTAACGTGTTATTTTCATGTATCAAGAATTATACAGATACCGCCGATACTGGCAGCGACTACTTAGCTAGTATTACATACGGCGTATATGACAATGAGGCCTATGTGCTAGATGTAGTTTACACAAAGGACGCTATGGAAACCACAGAGCCAGCGGTAGCCGATATGCTACACCGAAACGGCGTAAATGTGGCCGACATAGAAAGCAATAACGGCGGCCGAGGGTTTAGCCGTAACGTGCAAAATATCCTCAAACAGAAATACAACTCGAATAAATGCACGATTAACGCTTTTCACCAGAGCGGCAATAAGATAGCACGTATTCAATCAAATGCAACATGGGTAATGAACCATGTATATATGCCTAAGAATTGGCGTGATAGGTGGCCTCAATTCGCTGCCGATGTAACAAAGTACCAGCGAGAGGGTAAGAATGCACACGATGACGCACCAGACGCACTCACAGGCATAGCCGAGAAAATCAATGCGCCGCAGGTTCGCAGCGGTAGAATTAATATCAATTAGAAAAGGGGTAACATGGCAACAACTTATAATAACCCTCGATTAGAGGAGTATGAGCTACTGCATGACGCATACTATGGTAGTGGTATGTTCGCAAGTGGTTCAGCAGTTACAGCGCACGCTCGAGAGAGTACGCAGTCAATCGATTTCAGACGCAAAATAGCGTATTACTTAAATTACACAGGGCCTATCTTAAATGCCTCTGTAGATCCAATCTTTAAAGATGAAATCAAGCGAGAATATGGAAAATCTGTATTATTCGATGAGTTCATTAACGATGTAGACCGACAAGGCACTATGTTGCAGGAATTTATAGAGCAAAATGCTATTGCAGCCAAGCTCTATGGCGTTATGTACATAGTAGTAGATAATGTGAGCGAGTTCGGCAATTCGTTGGCTGATACGTTGGCCAATCGTTCTATGCCTTACTTGACAGCAGTCGAGCCTAAGAATGTAGTAAATTATGAGTTTGACGATAACGGAAAGCTCAAATTGTTTACATATGCGAGCTACTTAAAGAACGCCGACGGCACAATCAAAGCGCACTACCATACATGGACGCCGACAGAGTGGAAAATCACCGATAGCGACAATAAAGTAGTAGGGAAAGGCGAGCATAACATTGGCCGTATTCCTATCGTTCAATGGTTCGGTAGAGCAGCACGCAAGCGTGATATTTTGCCACCGCCTGAGTATTTGAGTATCGCCAAGACGAATGCACATGTATATAACTTATGCTCTTTGCTCTCTCAAATTCTATACAATCAAACATTTAGTATCTTGACTATGCCAGTCGATAATAACGGCTTGCAAGATGTAACTATCGGCACTGACAACTTGCTCGCTTATCCAGCAGAGGCAGGTAAGGCACCGAGCTTTATTGCACCAGATAAAGGCCCAGCCGAGGTACTTATGGCTCAAATCGATAAGCTCATCAATGAAATGTATCGCATGAGCGGTATTGATAGCGTAATCGGTGTACAGCAAGCAAAGAGTGGCGTTGCTAAACAATGGGACTTTGAGCGTACTAATCAAAATCTGGCAGCCTTTGCAGTACGTTGCGAGAATGCAGAATATGACATTATCGACTTATATCGACTATGGAGCGGCGATAATATCGAGTACAGCTGCGACTATCCTCGTGATTTCAAAGTGAATGATGTAACAGAAAGCCTTACACAGGCGCAGCAAGCGAAAGACCTCGATTTTAAATCTGATACTTTCGACAGCGAAATCTTAAAGAAAGTAATTGACGCTTACATGCCTAACCTTGAAATCGATACTAAAGATATGATCGTTAAAGAGGCGCAAGCGGCAGCCGATGAGGTAGCTCAAAACAAAGCCTATAGCGATGAGGGCATAGATGATGAAACAGACGAGCCAAACGCTTGATGATATTCTCGAGAAATTCGAGAGCATGGTGCGTGAATTAGTAGCGCTTGGATATTCAGCCGATAAGGCCGTTCAAATCGCTTATAAGTCTTATCCTATTATGGAAATGCTAGAGGCACCTCTCACGGCTGATATGGTGGAAAATTTCAATAAGGCCTATCATAGTGTACTTACACCGCTCTCGGTAGCAGGTCATAGGCCTTTTGATTACACTACTCAATCAATTAGCGAGGCTATGCAAGCGGCTTGGGCGAGCGACGGCTTAAAGCTATCTAAGCGGCTACATCGTAACGCTCGCAAGGTGCAACGTGAAACAGCCGAGGTTATCAAGCAATCTCTGAAACGTGGTAAAAGTACTCGTGAGATAGCTCGCTCTATATTCGAGGGCTATGGCAAGGGTGGCATTATCGCTACTGATAAACTACCAAAGCATATAGAACGGCTTAGAACGTTAAAGCCGCCTCAATCACTCAATGATGAGGAGCTCGCTCGATTTAAGCGTGTAATTAGGCGCACAGAGCGGCAAGTAAGGCAGAATACAACGCCGAGCTTGCGAGCTGCTTATTCAGAGCTAATACAAGCAGTAGACGAGGGCAACGCTATAGACCTTTCGAGGGCTGTTACTGTAGCCGTGCAAGAGAAAGCACGATACAACGCCGAGCGAATAGCTCGCACAGAAACGGCTCGAGCATACGCTGACGGCCAAATGCTGCGCTATAAAGACGATGAGGATGTAGTCGCACTCAAATGGGTGCTATCGAGTAGACATCCTCGGTATGATATATGCGACTTTTACGCTAATGCCGATTTATATGGCTTAGGTAAGGGCGTTTACCCAAAAGATAAATTTCCAACGCTGCCAGCACATCCGCACTGCATGTGTAGAGTATCGCCTGTATTTGATTTTGAGGTTGATATATCAAAGGCGAAAGACAATACAGACGAGGGCGGTAAGCAATATATAGAGTCTATTTCTCGTGATCACAGAGAGAAATTACTCGGCATAAGCGGCAGTAAAGAGGTTAAAGCTGGTAAAGCTAACTGGAAAGACTACGCAAGGGGCTGGAATGGTGAAACATTCGAGCCTAGAGAACCAAAGAAAAATACATAATTTAGACCTACAGGCCTGCGCAAGTGAATGCGTAGGCCTTTTATATTGCTATTGATTAGGGGAGCCGAAAGATAGCGAAATTCATGACGAAAGGGAGAAAGACTCATGACTTTAGCAGAATTGTACACAAAACTTGAAAATCTCGAGGGCGGTAAGGAACTTATCGACGGCTTTAAAAGCGAAATCTCTCGCATTAACGAGGGAGCCAAAGCCGACAGACTCAAATTCGAGAAACAAATTACCGAATTAACATCAGCACGTGATGAGTTAAAAGGTAAGGTTGACGAATACGAGGCACACAAAGGCGAAAAAAGCCCAGAAATCTTGGCTCTTGAAAAACAAATTAAAGGCCTTACAGATAAGTACGAGCAAGCAGAGCAAGCTCGCCAAGCAGAGATTGAAAAGCGTACCAATTCCGAAATCAGCGCTCAAACGATTGCAGCGCTAACAAAAGCTAATTGTACAGACGCCGAAACATTCAGCAAGCTCATTGCTGGACAAATTACAGTACAGCAAGACGGCTCTTATGGCTGGACTAAAGAGGACGGCACAATCGGCACTATCGAGGAATGTGCTACAGCATTTTTAGCTGATAAGCCTTATGCGGTTAAAACTACGCAAAATGGCGGCAGCGGTGCAGGTGCTGGCAATGCGAATGACGGCAATAGTCAATTAGCTGAAATGTTCAAAATCGCAGGGGTGAAACCACCTAGCGAGGGCTAATTATTTGATTACGAAATGAGGTAATAATCAATGGCAATTAACACTTTAACTATGGCTCAAAATTTCCAAACAGTACTAGACCAACAAATGCTCGTGGGTGCTACATCTGGCTTTATGGAGGTAAACGCTGGCGAGGTTAAATATAACGGCGGCGATACTGTTAAAATTCCTACTCTTTCCGTTGACGGCTTGGCGAATTATGATCGTGATAACGGCTATAATCGTGGTGCTGTATCTTTGACTTACGAAGATTTCAAACTCACTCAAGACCGTGGCCGTAAATTCAATCTTGACGCTATGGAAGTAGATGAAAGCAACTTCTTGGCAACAGGTACAAATGTTATGTCTACATTCCAAGTAGAGCAAGTTATCCCAGAGGTTGACGCTTACCGCTACTCTAAAATTGCTGCTTACGCTAAACAAGGCAACCGCAAAACAGACGCTTTCACACCAAGCGCAGCTAACATCATCGACCAATTAAACAAAGAAATCGTAGAAATCGAGGACTTAGTAGGCGAAACAGGCGACTTGGTAATCGTTATGAGCACTAGAGTTCAATCTGTTTTGAATAGCGCTGCAGGTGCTAAAGGCATGCTTGATGTAGCTGACTTTGAACATGGTGCATATAACACTCGTGTGCGTACTTATAATGGTATTCCTATTATTGCTGTACCTAGTGCTCGCATGAAATCTCAATATGTATTCAATGACGGCAAAACTGCTGGACAAGAAAAAGGTGGCTTTAAAGCTGATACAACAGCGAAAGCTATTAACTGGATCATTATGTCTCGCCGTGCAGCTATTGCAGTATCTAAAACAGACACAATGCGTATTTTCGACCCAACAATTAACCAACAAGCGAACGCTTGGGGCATTGACTATCGTAAATTCCATGATGTATGGGTTCCAAAAAATCGCTTGGCTACTGTATGGGCTAACTTTGGCGCTTAATTAGGGGGTAACGCATGGGGAAATATAGACTTATCCGACTGAATGAGGTTCGCTATACAGATGATGAGTATACTCTCGAGCTATGGCTCGATGAGGGCTTTGTATTAGAGCCTGCAACTGATGACAGCGAGGCGGCTGCGAAACCTAAGAAAAAGGCGACTAAAGCAGCCGAAGAATAACCATGAATGCTAGAGAGGTATTTGAAAAGCGGTTAAGGCAAGCAATTAGAGCCAGCGCTCGAGAGGTGCAGGAAGAGGCACAACGCACTCACAGGTTTACCTCTCGAACAGGCCAACTTGAAAGAGCTATAGATGTGCGCATGATTGGCGATAAGACAGCAGAGGTATATATCGACAATAACGCAGCACCTTATGGGCCTTTCGTACATGAGGGAACACGAGCACATGAGATATTTCCAAAAGGGAAACAAGTGCTTCGCTGGGTTCCAAATGGTGGTAATGGCTTTGTATTCGCAAAACGTGTATTTCATAGAGGTACACAGCCAGACCAATTTTTATATGAGGCTCTTGATAATAGCCGTGAGGCTGTTCATGATATATTCTCGAAAGCTGTCAATGTATCGCTTGGCGAGATTGCTCGAAATGTAGAGCTAGGCGTCAAGCGTACAGAGCTGCACATTAAACTGTAAGGGGTTACATATATGTTATACGAATTTCAAGATATGGTATTCGATGATGAGCTACTAGGCCCCAACGTGCTAGAACACACCTTAAAGAAAGCAGAAAGCTGGCTGTATGTATTGGCTAAAAAGTTGGGCGTGCAAGAGAGCGATGTCATCCGCTCTTTTATTGCAGATGAGCTCGTAACACTCTACTGTTACCGAGAAACCTGCATGAATAAAGCTGCCTCTCTGATTGGCCAATATAGCCGTAATGGCTCCGATGATGATTATTACTCTAAGAAATTAAAGTATATCAACGATAGAATAGCGGTATTAGAGGCTCAAATCACAGCGGAACAGCTCACAGGGCAGCCTACTAAGTATGCAGGGTATAGAAATATACCTTTATATCGAGGTGGCTAATATGTGGCTCGAATTATTGAATAAAATTAAATACGCATTAGAGAAAGCCGAGTTTAATGGACAAATTAAGCTCGGTTTTTTAACACCTCAAACGGCTGGAGTAGACTCGCTCGGCATGGTAATGCTAGGACGAGGTGAGGCAACGCCTGCCGATGAAAACGTGCATAACATGCTCAAACAAGAGTTTTACATCGAATGCTGGACTAAATCAGATAGCCATGAGTTCGATGTAGCTTATGAGCAGATTGCAGCCCTTGAAAGTCAAATAGAGAAAATCATTATTGCCTTTCGTGAGGAATGCGGCGCACTTAATGAGGAATATTGCGTATTACAAGAAAGCGGCTATCAGATTATAGATATTCGCTGCACAAATAAAACAGATGATCATGACAGCATGAGGCCTTTTATTGGTACTCAATACCGATTTGAGGCTAAGCTGTACGATTTAAAAGAAAACTTAAATACTAAAGGGGGTATTTATTAATGGCAGAAACAACTTTATATAAACCAGCGGCCGTGGATATGCCTACAGCAGGTAAAAACTACCTATTATATTTGAACACAGGCACAAACGAAAACACAGGCGCTAAATGGTTATTGTTAGGCGGTCAACGCTCTGGCGACTTATCTCGTAAGGCTGACTCTATCGACGCAAGTCATAAAGGCTCTGGCGGTTGGAAATCTACGATTGCAGGCCTTAAAGAGTGGAGCTTTGCTATTGAAACATTGCTCATGCCTAAAGAGGAGAGCTTGAAATTGTTAGAAAAAGCATTCTTAAACGGCGACAATGTACACATCAAATTCGAGTACCCAGATAAGACATTCTTTACTGGTATTGCCTCTGTAACAGAGCTTTCTATCCAAACACCGCATGACGGCGTAGCAACTTATAAAGGCTCTCTTAACGGCGTAGGCCCATTATCTGAATTACAACCTGCACCAGCAGGCTCCGTATAAGCTAATAGGTAGGCTTATATACCTATAAATCATTCCTTAATTAGCGCTAAAAGGGAGTTTTTGAATTATGAAAAAAGTGAATTGTGATTTCTTTAAAAATGGCGAATATTTAATGTTCAATATGCAGCGCCTCATGGAGTTTGAGGCTGCTGTAGGGCAACCTATTGGGGAGCTCTTACAAATGAGCATCTGGCCTATTAATAGCATTATCACAGGCTATGCAATCGGTATGAAACAGCATAAGCGAAACGCTCAACAATATTACGAGCTATTCGATGAGCTTTTATCCGATGAAACCAAAGACATGAGCCTATTGTCATTACAAGCGCCACTTATGCAAGCGATCATTGCAAGTGGTGCTTTGGGTTCCAAAATGTACTATCAAATGTACCCAAACGAGCTCACGCCAGATGATAAGGTAGCTATCGAAAACGAGGCCGAACAAACAAAAAACTAGAGGGGGGCCAAAGTGCCCCCTCTTTTTCTTTATGGTTACGAAACGCTGAGGAAATGGCGTATAGCGTGCTAGGCTTACGGCCTTGGGAATTTATGAAATTACAGCCGATAGAGTTTAAAAAGCTCGTGAGAGGCTATGAACGTAAGCAAAAAATAGATGATATGAACCGAGCTTTCTGGGTGGCTAATATCATGAATACGCAATTATCCGAGCCAATCGAGCCAAAGAAATTTATAGATATTCTATATCCGCCAACAGCAGCCGAAAAGCGGCAAGCAGAGGCGGACTTTATCCGTGAATTTAGAGAGGCAGGGGGTGAGATATAGAAAATGGCAGATAGTAATATTAATGTTCGCATTAGTGCTGACAGTTCAGATGCTACGGCGGCTGTCAATAAGGTAGCCAATACGATAAGCTCTGAACTACCCAAAAGCGTGGCAGAGGCGAGCAACCGAGTAGCCAAAGAGGCGGCTGGCATTCGTGCAGAGATAAAATCTATCATATCTCAAATGAATAAGGGGCTGCAATTCGCTGGTGCTGTTACTGGCATAGGCTTTGTGGCTGACAAAATCAAAGATGTGGCAGTTGCTGCTACACAAACGGCCGACGAATTAACAAGCATACGCTCTCGCATCAACTTAATCAATGACGGCTCACAAACTACAGCCCAAATCATGGAAAAGGTTTACGATGCAGCGCAACGCTCTCGAGGTAGCTATACAGATATGGCCGATAGCGTGGCAAAGCTCAATATGCTGGCAAAAGACGCTTTCAGCTCGAACGATGAGGCAATCGCCTTTGTTGAGCAACTCAATAAGCAATTTAAAATTTCTGGCGCCAGCGTACAAGAGGCTAGCGCTGCGATGTACCAATTAACGCAAGCTATGGCAGCAGGCAAGTTACAAGGCGACGAGTTCCACTCTATCATGGAAAATGCGCCGTTATTGGCTCAATCTATTGCCAATGAAATGGGCTTAACTGTAGGCCAGTTAAAAGAAATGAGCTCGCAAGGCTTAATTACATCGGACATTATCAAAGAGGCTCTATTTAATAGTGCAGAGGAAACAAACGCAAAATTCGCAGAAATTCCTATGACGTTCGCAGAGGTAGGGCAATCTATTCAGAATGAGCTAATACAAGCCTTTCAGCCTGTACTTGAACAGATTTCAAGCATTCCACAAAGCGGTGAGTTTCAAGCGTTAAGCGAGGGCGTAGTGGTAGCGATCAGAGGCATGGCGGTAGCTGCACAGGGTTCAATAGGGCTTATTCAAGCAGCGTTCGCAGGCTTACGAATTGCTATATCCACGATCACGCAGACAGTAGCGAGCTTTGGCTCTTTGTTTATAACTACTATGCCGAGAGTATCGGCAGCAGTATTGGCCGTAGTGGTAGCATTTACCACTTATAGGGCTGCTGTAGCTTTATGTAATGCACAAACGGCGGCTTTGACTGTTAAGGTGGTAGCGTTACGAGTGGCAGAGGTAGCCTCGGCTACAGCTACGAAAGTACATGCGGCTGCTATGGCAGTATTAAGAGCTGCAATGGCTGGCACATCAATAGTAACGGCAGCACTGACAGCTATATTGTTTGGCGTAAGAGGTGCTTATATTGCTGTTCGTAGTGGTGCACTAGCAGCAGCAGCAGCGCAGCAAGTTGTAAATGTAGTGATGAGAGCCAACCCTGTAGGGTTATTGATTTCTGTACTTGTAACATTGGTTACAGTATTCGCTACAGCGGCAGCAGCTGGCAATGGCTTTGGTAGCACATTAAGCTCGGTATTCTCTACTATTGTTCATACGGCTGTTTGGGGCGTGAATAAGATTATTGACGCATTGAATTGGCTCATCGCTAAACTCAACAGCGTAGGCGATAAAGTGGCCAAATTCTTTGGCGGTACGTTCACAGCTATAGCACAGGTTGACACTATCAGCGCAGATACAGCGCAGGGCATTGTAAATACTGCTGGTGATATGGCCTCGCAGGTATTTAGCGGGTTATCCGCTGGCGGTGGCGATAGTGGCCTCGATGTAGGCGGCGGCGGTGGTGGCGACTATGACACAGGCGGTGGCAAAGGTAAAGGCAAAGGCGGCAAAGGTGGCGGCGGTAAGGGTAGCAAAGGCAAAGACCTTGAAAAAGAAGCCAAGCAGGTGCACGAAAAAATCTTGCAATCGTACCTTGAAATGCTTGGCAATAAGCAAGAGTTGCTCGAATTAGAGTATAAGAAAGAGCTTGACGAGCTAGAAAAATCAAAAGCAGCCAATGCTAACTATCAACAAGACCTTGAATTACTAAACGCTGTGTATGCTGAGAAACGCATTAAAGCCAAGCAAGAAGAAATGGCGAAAATGCGAGAAATCGAGAATAATATTCGAGATATGCGAAAAGACCTCGAATTAAGCCTAGCGGTTAAAGATAGCACAGGCCAAGCCTCGCCTATGGTGCAATTCACCAAAGAATACACCGACGCAATAGACGCAATCAGCGATAAATGGGATAAATACGGCGATGATTTTGTACAAATGGACAAAATGCAGCAACAACATTTCATTGATACGCTGAAAGAGCGAGGTATTCTGTTTGAAATGACAGAGGACGGCAGAGTCGATTTTGAAAAGCAAAAGACTGAGGAATTGCTCGCAGTTCATCGTGATTACAATGATAAATACCTAGAGCTACAGCGCACAATGGCCGAGGAAAAATGGAACATTGACGAGGCTATGCGCACACAGAACTTTGAGGCGTTACAGTCGGCACTAGACGCTGAATATGTAGCTACTCAACAGAGCTATGATCTACGCAAGGAATTGTTAAGCGAATACCAGCAAGCCGTAATGGATAGCCACTTGAACACGCAACAGCTTTTATGGGATACGGCAAGCGCTGGCATTGATAAATTACAAGAGGGCATTTCTGGACTCTTGCAAGGCACAATGACAATAACGCAGGCTTTCCAAAACATGGGTAAAGCTATTCTTAAAACAATAGCCGATAGTGTGGCTCAATGGATAGCGGCTCAAATTAAGCAAGCAGTACTCGGCAGAATGCTGCAGTCGCAACAAACAGCGGCAAGCGTAGCAGCTGCACAAGCTCAATTACCTGCTTGGAGCTCACTCGCTCAACAAGTATCTATGGCGACATTCGGCGCAAGTGCGGCGGCTGGTTTAGCAGCTTGGAGCAGTAGCACAGCGGCAGGCGTGGCGCAAGCTACGGCACTCGGTGCAGTTGGCAACTTTGGCGGTAGCTTTGGCGCTGCATTTAGTGCTAAGAGCATGCCAGCACTCGCAGAGGGTGGCCTTGCATATGGCACCACAATAGCCCAAATCGGTGAGGGTAAATATCAAGAGGCTGTATTGCCTTTATCTGATACAGTATTCGACCGATTAGGCGAGGGAATTAACCGCTCTAATGGTGGCATGGGTGCAGGCGGTGGCATTACGCTCAACGTAAGCGCTATAGACGCCGAGAGCTTTGGCTCATTCCTCGAAACACGAGGCGGCAGGGCTTTGCGTCAATTCCTTGTAAATCAAGATAGAGAATTTATCGGAACAGAGGGGACATGGTAATATGGCCGAAATAATGAAATTTCCTACTATCATTTCTTTGGCTTGGAAATCACAAAAGGCCCAAAAATGGGATACCAAGACAAAGACCTCTGGCTCTGGTAAGGTGCGCACCATGACAAACTGGAAATATCCACAATATACGATTTCCACAGAGTTCGAGGTGTTGACACCTGCACAATATAAGGAACTTATGGGCTTTTATTCTAAAACTAAAGGCGGTACAGTTCCTTTCTTGTGGTTAGATCCAGAGGATAACGCCGAGAAAGGCATACAGCTCGGAACTGGCTCAATGGGCTCATGGCAAGCCGTGCGAAAGTTTGGCGATTTCCTAGAGCCTGTGTATCACGTTGAAAACCTTAAATTATACGCTAATGGCTCACCTATTCGAGCTGTTAGCGATAAAGGCGTAATTAAGCTGGCAGCAGGCCAGACAGTTGCGCCGAATGCAGTAATTACAGCAGATTATAACTATTACTGGCTGGTAAGGTTCAGCGGTGATATGACAGCCGAGTATATTTTTACAAATGTTTATAAATCAAAATCATTTAAGTTAGTATCAACTCGATAGGGGGCGCATTTATGAAAGAGGTAAATGAGGTATTAAGAAATCACCTCAACAATGATAAATATTTCATGAGCTGCGACCTTTACGAGCTGCGTTTGCGTAGTGGTGTAACGTACTACTGGGCCGACTCAGACGCCGATGTATCATATAACGGCCAAATCTATAAGTCAGACGGCCCTATTATTGTAAGGGATAAGATAGCCACTAATAGCACGGTGAGCGTTGATAAAATGAGCGTTAGCATATCCACGAATGAGCAGGATAAAATAGGCGGCGTTCCTATTATGGCTGTGGCTCATAATGGTGGCTTTGACGGCGCTCAAATGACGCTCAAACGAGCGTTTTTTGACGATAACTATACTATTATCGACGCTGTAGGGCTATTTACTGGCTTATGCGAGGTTAGTCAAGGCGGTGGCCTTACCTTAAAGCTAAATGTTAAATCAATCGTGCAAAAGCTCAATATTGAATATCCGAATAGGCGGTATTATCCACAATGCCCCTTTAGCGTGTATTCAAAAGAGTGCGGCGTTGATATTTCCAAATTCAGAAAAAGCGGCAAGGTTACAGCTTTAGGCTCTGGCCCTAATTCCATAAGAATTGATATTCCATTTACAAATGGCTACTACACAGCTGGCGGCATTGATTGGATCACTGGCCCATTAGCAGGGCAATCTACACAGATATTACAAAGCATTGACGGCGTAATATTGTATATGAGCGCTCTCGAGGTAAGCCCAAGAGTCGGCGACCAATTTTATATATACGCAGGCTGCAATAAGACGCCTGCAGAGTGTAAAAATAAATTCAATAACTGGAATAGAAACAGGGCGACGCCTTACATTCCACTAAAGGAGAGCATACGATGAATACATTAACAACTGGCGAGAAGATAGCAAAAGCTGCTATTGCATGGCTAGGTACACCTTACGCCAATAATTCAATGGTAAAAGGCGCTGGCGTCGATTGCTCTTATTTGTTAGTGGCTGCCTTAGTGGATAGCGGCCTCATGAAAGCCGACAGATTGCAGATAGAAAACTACTCAAATGAGTGGCATTTACACCATTCTGAGGAGAAATATCTCAAATATGTGCAACAGGTAGCCGATGAGGTTAAAGAGGGCACACCGCTTGAAATTGGCGATTTTTTACTATACCAATATGGCCGATGTATCTCGCATGGCGCTATATATATCGGTAAAGGGCTTGTAATTCATGCTTTCGTTGATTATGGCGTGATTATTTCCAAGCTCGATGATGTACTATTTTATGATAAGAAAGGCCGCTCACGTTTGAGGGCTGTGTATAGATATAGAGAGGAGCGTGAATAATGGGCTTTTTATTCCATAGAGGCAAAAATACAACTAGCCGAGCCGATATGATCGCAGATTTCCAAATCAATACAGCCTCATATGGCGAGGTGGTTCCAGAGATACTCGGCACTACTCGAGTGAGCGGTAATATCATCGATTATGAAGATTTCACAGCTCATGAACACCGAACCACTACACGCACAGGCAAAGGCGGCAGTTCAAAGCATACAGATATAAGCTACACTTACACAGTAGCGGCAGCTATTGCATTATGTGAGGGGCCTATCGCTGGTATTGGTAAGGTTTGGAAAGATAAAGAGGTATATCAATATCCAAATGAAAGCATTCAGCTCACCTTATTCAATGGGGCAATAGCCCAAGCGCCATGGCCTTATATGACCTCTAAACACCCAGATAAAGCACTACCTTATAGCGGACTCGCTTATATGGCTGGTGTGGTTGATTTAGGCGACAGAGGGAGCCTGCCTCAATATAATTTTGAGGTATACGGCAAGCTAAGAGATACAGGCGACGGCGTAGACGTCAACCCAGCCGACTATATCGAGCATGTACTGCAATCAGTTGGCGCCGATGTACAAATCGAGGGCATTGATAACTTTAGAGCCTACTGTAAGGCTGCTGATATATTAATCAGTACACCGCCTGCTCAAAAGAGCGCTAAGGCTCAACAAATTATCAATGATATAGCCGAGATTACTAATAGCCTTGTATTTTGGAGTACTGACAGGCTTAAAATCGTGCCTTTAGCCGATAAACCTATCGGTACATGGACACCTGCGAACCAAATCCAATATGACCTCACGGCAGATGATTTTATCGCAGGTACAGACGGCCAGCTTATTTTGTATAAGCGAAAAGATACGAGCGAGGCTTATAACGAGGCTACAGTAGAGTTTATCAATCGTGCCAATAGCTACGAGAAAGAAACAGTATCTTTCGAGGTGGTGGCCGATGTACAGCGCAACGGCTTAAAACCTGCCTCAAAGAAAAGCGCTCACTACCTTTATACAAAGGCGAGGGCTCAATACTACGCTGAACAGCTCGCTATGAAACGGCTGTATGCTAAAACGCAGTACACTTTTAGGCTAGATTGGGCTTTCTGTACTCTCGAGGTAGGCGATTTGGTAACGCTTACCGATGAGGCCTGCCAACTAAATAAGCAGATTGTAGTTATAACGGCCGTAAACGAGGCAGCCGACGGCCAACTTGAATTTACAGCCGAGGGCAAGCCTGCTGGTACTTATGCGCCAGCTCGCTATGATGTGCACGAGAACGAGCGGCCTTTCATTGATTACAACCAAGCAGCGCCAAGCGTCAACGATGTGGCTATATTCCAAACCGTAGGTGATGTAGGCGGCAATCAAGTATTTATAGGCGTAAATGCACCAGCTGGCTGGGGTGGATGCTCTGTGTGGTTATCTGATACAGGCGAAAATTACAGCCGTATAGGTTCCATTACGCAACAGGCTCGCATGGGGCGCACTCGATTGGCATTCAATGAAACAGCGAATGCCTGCGAGGTTACTCTTAATCAAGGTATGCTTAAAGGCGGCACTCACATAGACGCAGAACGAGCGAATACGCTTTGTTGGGTAAATGGCGAGGCTCTAAGCTATGAGGGTGCTAACATGGCGCCTAATAATCAATTTTCATTGACTGGCCTCGTACGTGGACAATATGGCACCAATGCAATCAGCCATAACGCTGGTGAGCGGTTTATTCGTGTAGATGAGGCGCTTTTCCGTTATCCTTACCGCAAAGAGGATATAGGTAAAACAATATATCTCAAATTTACCTCTATGAACCTATTCGGCAGCAACGAGCAGGAACTCGACGAGGTGCAGGCTTATCAATACACTTTAACGCCGTACTTCATTCCAGAGGTTACAGGCCTCACGCTATACACTAAATACTACGAGATCACTAATAGGGTTAAGTCATTCGATGTGGTGTCAGAGTTTAATGTACCACATATTAACAGCCTTGATACTGTGGAAATCTGGTATAGAGAGCCTAGCGGAACATGGAAATATGGCGGCGCAGGTGAGGGGCAAGTCATTATAAGTGGCTGCGAATTAGGGCATACATATGAGGTTAAAGCCATTGTAAAAGATACACACGGAAACACCTCGCAGGGTGTATCTAAGAGCATTACTGTAGAGCTAAAGAGTGAAATTCCGAACAAGCCTCTAGGCTTTTCTATTTCATTCAGCGATATGGCGCATTTTAACTGGCTAGAGGTTAGAAATGCCGATGTAGATTATTACGAGCTACGGCTAGACCTTAACGCAGGACAAAATGACGGCTTAATCGGCCGCAGTAATAACACCACATACAGCGGAACACTACGCAATCGGACTGGCAAAGTCTACTTGTATGCTCATAACCCAGCCAAAGGCTATGGAGCACCTACAGAATTGACTTATAACGTGCCTTTGCCTAAAGTTCCTGCCAATGTAAAGACAACTGGCAATATCAACGGCATAGGCGTTACATTCGAGGCTATTCCTGCGAACTGTAAGGGCGCTAATGTATATGTAGATAATAAAGTATATTTCACTATTACAAACGCTTTAACCATTCCTTTAGAGGCTGGCGTCTACAATGTGAAAGTGGCTTACGTTGATATATTCGGTGAGGGGCCTGCAAGTGAGGCTGTCATGGCTACAGTACGAGCTAAAATTGATAAAGCTCTACTTGATATGGAAAGCCTAGGCCTTGCTGATATGGATAAGGCTATTAATGATCTAAAAGGCGAGGTTGGCACAGTTAAGGCTAGCGTCAACGGCTTTGAAAGTAAACTCATCGACCAAGCGAATGCATTCCAGCGCTCTGTAAGTGATTTGAATAGTAATGTAAATTCTCAAATCACCCAAATTTCTAATGGTATTGAATTAAAGGTTACAAATGCAATCAATAGCCTTGACGGCGCCGCACTTGTAAGCCGTATCAATCTAAGCCCAGCAGGCACCAGAATAGACGGCAAGCTATTGCACGTTACTGGGGCAGCATTATTTGATAATAATATCATTACAAAGGGTATGCTACAGGCTGGCTCAGTTACTGCCGATAAAATGCAGGTGGATAGCCTAAGCACTATCACAGCGAACATAGGCGACTTAAACGGCGGCTCTATCACAGGTGGCACCTTTAAAAATGCGAATGGCTCATTTAAAATTGACCCAAACGGTAATATTATAGGGGCTAACATTACGGCCTCGCGCATTGACGCAAGCTCTATTTTTCAATCTGGTTACAAGATTAGAAATATAGACATTCAAGTATATAAGGTTAAGCATGGCGACTGGTGCCCTATTCCTAATGGGTTTACAGAGGAACAATGTACATTCGTACCAGTTGGCTATGTACAAACTGAAAGCTATTGCCGCTCTAGCAACCATGCCCCATACATTCCCAGAATATCAGATGATGGGCTTGCACCAGTTGGTAAAAGTATTTCAAATAGTGAATACAGCCAACAAAAATCTCGCTGGGTAGGTAGTTGCGATATTTATTTCCGTACTAATCGCTCTAAGAAAGTGAATATAGGTATTAAAGGCAAGCGCCGAGCAATAGCTGAAAGTCGTTACTTGGATATGTCTACATCTGGCAGCGACGGCTCAAATCAAGGGTTTAAAGATGTAGAGTGTTATTCCTATGGCGAACTATTTGTATTAGTAATTGCCAAACAATAAAGGGGGCTGATTTATGGTAAAACACGATTTCACTATCCACGCTGGCCAAGATTTCAATATCAATTATGTAGTGCCAGAGGATAGCGACAGAGTACTCACAGGCTTTAAAGGCGTATGCAAGGTTAGAAAGAGGGCCGATGAGGGCGTTATATTTGAGCTCAATGCAGAGGTTGGCGAGAAATACGTTACATTCTCATTGAGTGGCGCTACATCGGCAGCCAAGAAAGTAAATGGCAGAGATTTTGTGTATGACGCTTTCATTTACAATGACAGCGAACACATAAAACTCGGCTATGGCAAAATTACATTTATTCAAGACATTTCAATGCATTAATCAGAGGAGATATTAATCATGGCAGATAACACTTTAACTTTAAAATTCGATAAAGACACTATTTTACCTTTATTCGAGGGTTTAAGAGGCCCTAAAGGTGAAAAGGGCGAGGACGGCCAACGTGGTGAGCGTGGCGAAAAGGGCGAGCAAGGTCTTAGAGGCCCTAAAGGTGAGCCAGCAAGTGCAGAGCGTGCAGCTGAATTATTGAAACAAAAAAATGTATACTTGGCTGACAATAGCGTTGAAACAGTACTCGCTAAATTGGTAGAGCTTTTAGGCGATACAATTCGAGTTACTTATAAACAACTTGAATATTTCCAACCAGTACAAGGCCAGACATTCCTTGATTTGAAAGGCGAGCCTCATTTCAAGGTGGCTATCAATAGCGGTGCGAAACAAGAGTTTGTATCTGACAATATGCGTGTACAAATTCCTGCATTCGGCCAAGATGATATTAACTGCACTTACTACGATTTAGCCGATAGAGAAATCGGTGTGATTTCCATTAAAGGCCTTGAAACTACAGAGGCTGATGAAACATACACAGACACAACAGGCGCAGAATTTACTAAATACGGCAAGAAATTAGTGTTACGTTTAGCTAATTATAACGGCGGTACGTTCAACTGGTTGGGTAAATGGACTAAATCTGATATTGAAACAGTAGAAATTATTAATAATTCTAGTAAAACACTTTTGGATAATAGCCGAACAACCGATAAATATGACGGCTTAACATTTATCATTAAACAACCGCAAAATCTTAGCATTAGAACAGCTAGTAACCAAGGCACAATTACCGTGTACACAGGCGAGCGCAGCGTGAAAGTTGTACTTGAAGGAACTGAGTTGAGTTGGAGCGGTGCAACTTATGAGAGCTTTGCTTTATAATATTTGTAGTAAGGGGTACACATGGGGGAAATAATGCATTTTTTTAGCGAGGCCGAGCGAATACTTACGGAGTCATTCGCCATTAAAGCCTTGCTTGCGGTAGTGGCAGAGGTTGGCATTTATATTCTAGGGCTCAAACATGTGCAAGTGCTAGGGATATTCATTATACTGGTATTCATAGACTTGCTCACAAAATGGGCCGCAATTGGCTATCAAATGCTCTTAGATTTAGGGGCGAACCCAGAGAATATAAGCGGCTATGCCAAATATATCGCCATTCCTGCCGCATGGGGTAAAGGTTTAATCAGCTCTAAGCATATGCGAAAGCCGTTTATTACAAAGGTGCTAACATATTGCCTAGCAACTGCTGGGGCTTGGTGTTTTGATTTTATGGCAGGGAACTACGCCTTTGCCGTAAATTTAGTATGGCTATATCTTGGCTCGGTTGAGTTTTTGAGTATCCTCGAGAATATGAGGGACGGCGGAAACAGTACAATCGCAGGGCTACTTGATTTGGTACATAGCAAAATTGACATGATTTTAAAAAAATAA